ACATTCGCCAGAACCATATATGCCTACAAAGAATCATTAAAGGTTATTGTGAGTACAGATCCAAATTTTAACTTCTTATATAATAATGTCAAAGGTGTTAGCCAAACAGTAAGAAAGAGTCAATTCAAAGCTATAAAAGCTCGCATAAGTTATATGGACAAACAGAATGAAATAACCTATGATGCACAAGTTGATAGTCAAATAAAGGTTACTCAAAATATCGGAGAAGTAAGAATAAAAGTCGATCAAGAGGGTAACGAATATTTCCAAAAAGCCAAACGGGTGGAAATTGATGGTAGGCTATTCTTTAAAATCACCGATGTAAAGAAACATGGATTATTTAGACCTAAGTTTTTTACATACTATCTACAGCCAGCAGACTAATGAGGCCTAAGGTTACATTTAGCACTAACAAAGGTGCATTTAAAAAAGATATTATTAATTCAATGGGTAAGCTGAATGACCCAAATGCATTCAAGAGAGAACTAGAGACAGACAATGGAAAAAACTTGTTTAAAGAATTTGAAAAATTAAAACAAGAAATGATCAAAAACTTTTTAAACCATCCAATCACGAAAGAGATTTTAGACGGACCAAACGGAACAAATTCGAGCGGTACACTGGGTGGCTATGGAAACCTTTTTACCTTCATAGGTTTTAATAAATCTGACAGGCCAATCGATCCAATCATCGAACTGCTATCTCAAACAAACTTTAATTGCTCAAGAATGGTGCGTGGTGTCATTAATATCACAGTTGAAATACCAAGCCGTGATCAAATTTTTAGAGCAACACCTTTACCTTGGGCTCCAGGAATTAGCTGGGCTCAGAGAATTGAAATAGGCATGTCTGGTCTAGGTATGTATATGAACAAAAACTCAAGTACCAGTAGATCTGGTGCAGGTATACAGACTCAATCAAAAATAAGAGGTGGCAGATTTACCAATACACAATATATAACCGCATTCCTTAATCGTTGGGCGAAACAGTTCGCAAAACTTACGGGAGGAAACATACAGTCGCTATAATGAAACCACAATTCCAACACGAAGCTACTACAAGTTTTGCCCTTTGGTTAGACAATTATTTTATCAGGCAAGGAGAGGGCTTCTCCAATAAAGAAGGAGAACTTTATTATAAACCAGACGAAAGGCTACCTGTTTATCCAGAAGACCCAATCTTAGGTTTAGCTAGTTACAATAGTGAATACAAGCAGTGGGTATGCAACAACGATGCCACAGCAGAAGGCGCTATTGTTCCCTCTGGAGTTTATATAGATACTGGTGCTGGATATGATTTTTGCCATAGGGGAGAAAGCGGTGTAAATGTAGATTTTGAAAATGGCAGGGTTTTAGTGAGCGGTTTTTATTTTCCTGAAATTTATGATAAATTAAAAATTAAAGCACAGTTTTCAGTAAAGGATATAAATGTATATCTAACTGATGATGTCGAAGAAAATTTAGTCCTACAAAATAAATACAATGTTAACAGTAGAACTGTCCCAGACTTAGGCAAAGGACAGGGCTTAGAGCCATACGAACAAGTAGCACCAGCCGCCTTCGTATCAATGGAAAGAACGGTAAACACGCCATTCGCTCTTGGCGGTGAAGACCTCACCCACCTATATTACAGGGTTGTTATATTCGCTGAAAATTTATACCAATTAGACGGGGCTATGGCTCTTTGCGCAGATGCTTACAATGCAGGTATATGCAACATAGGTTATGATGATTACCCACTTAATGAATTTGGAGATACAAAAGATTATTATTTTAGTTATTATGAAACAGCTAAGAACTCAGAAAAAGTTCCCAAGCTTATGTTTGTTGATGATGTTAAGTCTTCGAAAATAAGTGATAGGTTATCTAAAACAACCAATCCAAATTTATTCTTAGGTTTTATTGATTTTGAGGTTTGTCAGTCAAGGTTTACCAGAAGATGCTTCCCTCCTGCTCCTCCCCCACCTCCTCCTCCTTGCATCGGCAAAGAAAAAGATCGCCCCAAGGATACATATATTGCTGCTACAAATTTATGTGAAGATGCTGAAGCTGGCACGACCACATTAATACCTTGCGACCAATCAATATTTCAACTCGGAGATGAAATTTCAATTGCCCCAGGAATGCCTATAGAAGAAAAAAGAATAGTAACAGGTTTTGGTTCGATAGTAGTTGATATACCAACTCTAAACTTTCACAAAAAAGGTACATTAGTATATGTATTAAGAAGAAACGCACAAGGATCAGGCCCACAAGGATCAGGCCCACAAGGATCAGGCCCACAAGGATCAGGCCCACAGTCCTCATTTTAAAATGGAAAAAAACGACGACTTTTTAAAGTGGACGAAAATATCAGAAGTTTTTCCCACACTCTCTCCAGGGGAAAAGGTTAAAACTCTAGACCACTTCAAGAACTCAAACGATATGAATATCGATGAGTTTGATATATTTCAACCAGGCGATCAAGGCTTTGGTCTTAGTTCTATCATAAACCCAGGTTCGATAAAAAATGAAGATGACACAATTGATTTATTATTCAGAGGAGAGGATACTGACGCAAGCTTTAGTGGCTACCTAATGACAGATAAAGCCTCTGCATTAAAATGTAAAGGTATAATAAATAATGACAATGAAATAGAATTTAGTAAATTGAAAAAATTTGACAATGGTATGCCAGCTGCCTGTAGACCAGAAGACTGGAGAATGTTTAGGCATAAAGATAGGGTCTATTCTAATTTTTCTAACTATTATTATCTTGATAGGGGTTGGCCCCAGAAAACCGTAAGATGCTCTATGGGATTATCTCTGGTTCTTAATAAAAGAATGCAATTCCTAAGAGAATGCGACCAATCTAGAATAGGTTTAGGTGAATCAAAACTAGAAAAGAACTGGGCATTTTTCTCGAACAAGGGCAAGCTTAAGGCTGTATATTGTTGTGAGCCGTGGATCATTATTGAATTTGATGATTCTGGTAATGCTATTTCATACGAAAGAACTAATTTTAAAATAAAAAGACTTGGCAATGCATACATGGCATGCAGCACAAATCCTATTGAAATAAATATACAATCCTTAGGCAGTGTTTACTTAATGTTTTTGCACCAGTACTTTTATCCAAATGCATCATTACAAGGCAGCAGAAATAGAACATACTATCAACATGCCTTAATTATTGACAAAGATACATTAAAGCCTATTGCATGGACACCAAAACCAGTGTTAGGAGGAGGCGTCTCTACCCCTGGTCAATTCTCTGGAGTTCTATATACATCATCCTGTGTAACACACGGAGAGTACATTTATGCTTTTTCTGGGATAGGTGACAGCTCTAGTAGTTATTTTAGATTTAAAATAGAAGACCTAGAAAAGAATCTCTACAGACTTTAATAAGTAGCCCAGTTAGTAAAATTATCGTAGTATTGAGAATAAAATTTCATAGTACTAGTTCCGTTTAAAACATTACTAGTATTTCTGTAATCCACGTTAACTACGGTTTCTGATCCGTTTCCTTTATTTTCAAAAGAAAGACCAGGTATAACATGCGGCTGAGCGCTTCCATTTTCATCACTATAACCCCACATTCTTAAAGTATTGAATCCTTCTGCTTTTAATGCATATTGAACATTAATATCACCTCCACTTAAATGGTCCGCTATAACAATAGGTGCATTAGCTGTAACAAAAGAAGCATTTACCATATGAAACCAGTTAGTGCAATTAACAATTGGGCTAGTTATAGTTAATCTGGCTGGGAAAGTTCTAGCTGCTTGGCCATTAGCTGCATGAGATCCAGCTTGGTACTCAATAATTTGGACACCAGAACCCTTCTCTATCAAGAACATAGAGTATATAAAAGAAACCTCGCTTAGATCTAATTCTAAGCCTGAAGTGTCTATACCCTTCCATGCCCTACCAGAAAAATCCTGAAAAGCTGTTCCATCCGTAACGTTCAATACATGCATTGTTGAGCTATCTCGAATATCAAAATAGTGAGATATACCTACTTTTGTAGAGCTTGTCGACGGTATGCCCGCGTTGATATCTGGCCTTGTATATGACTTTGTTGAAAATTTACATTGAGCGAAATAAACGTGAGAGTTAACTTGCCTATACTGAGCAAAAATTGAGTCGCCGTGAAGTTCTATAGTAAAATGAATGCCCCTCCAGTATATGTCTGATCCAACCCAAAAAGGACAACATGCGTGTATTGTCAAAACAACTCCTGCAGGTAATGTAGCCTGGTCGGTTGGATTAGGGTTTGCGGTTGTTGCTCTTGCCCTATATTGACCGTGCCTGAATTGCTGAACGCCATTCCACTGTGCATTCATTTCATCTAAATTTGCTGCAGATACCTGGCTTGGGTCTACATATGTTACCCCTACTCCATGTTTTAAATGCACCCTTCTTAAATTTTGATCAGCTGCGTCAGCCCCATAAACATTTATCTTTTTAAATTTCAAGGCAGTCATGTAACCGTTGCCATAAAACCAGGGCTCCTCAGTATCTGTTTCGAGATATATATTAATCGTAATACTGGTTGAAACAACCTCAGCATTCATATAAAGAAAAGCATCTCTTAAATTCAAAAATCTTTGATCTACGGCCCCACTGGATGCAACCTTAAAACTACCAGGATTATCTCCGTAAGATATTCCTGTATTCGCATTTACATATAGGGTTATAGACTTTGAAGATGCACTTTTAGCAAAGCTTAGCTTTTTTTGCTTGTATTTAACGGCTGGATTAGGCTGACCGTTTATAGTACAAGGGACTGTATTCTTTGATATGTCATAACATATCTCTACAACCTCAAGACCACTTCCAGGGTCAACTAGCGAGTCTATATTAGCTGCAGTAATTGGAGTTGCATCTACTAAAACTTCTTGTCCGTTGATTATTTGCACTTCAGAGAATGTACTCCCCATCAATGAGTCTCCAGCAGCAGCTTTTTCAGCTTGCTCCTTTGCCACCTCTCGATTGTATTCACTAACAATATCCTTGACACTCATCCTGTATGTTTCTTCCGCAGGAGTTCCATCAGGATTTGATGCGGCTACAAGGTACCCACTCGCAGGTATATCGTCATCCTGCTCGTATTTATTAAGTTCCCTGATTAATTTATAACTCACTGGTCGTTATATGGAGCAAATGAAGAATCTGTCGATCCCGCTCCCACTCTTGATGTTGGGGAAGATTTAAGATTAGAATAGCCAGCTATTCTAGAAGGACTCAAGGATGCCTTATTAGACCAATTTGTACTCATCCTATTCTCAAGCCAGTATGTACTGTCTCCTCGGGTTGGTGATGTACTTGTACCAGCCGTTGCATTAACATTATTCCAATAATACCCAGCAGCTTTATAACCAGTACCAGTATTTCCAACTTGATCTCCATAATAAGTCTGCCCGTTTCCTGGCATCCAGGTACCATCTTGAACTAATAGTTTAGAGTATCCACTCGCTTGCCCGAGTGAGTTTACTCCTGTGTCAAAAGTGCTACCCGACTTGCTATATACCTGCGATTTCTTGAAAACAAATTCAGCACCTGCTGAACAGGCCGCAAGCCTTGCCTGACAGTTTGCCTTGCCAGAACTAATGTAAAGACCATTGGTAGTAGCATTATTAGAATATATTCCATATACACCTGCTCCATAAACATTAAAAGGAGTCATGTCTGCAGTAGTTGTATGAATTTCATGAGGTTGGTTTCCTGAACTAGAAAAGAAAAAATCTGCAGTTATTCGAAAAGGCTTGAAATGAGTTCCTCCTACCATTTGCATCTTTAATCCTCTAAACGTGTGAAAACCTCCAGCTCCTTTACCCCCGTCGAAATTGGGGGAAATTTCTCCCGCTTTATTATGGAATACAAAATTTATACCACTAAGATACACTGTTGGAGCCCTAAACCACATGCCTGGAGGAAGAGCCGCAGAAACGCCTGCATGATCCACATCTATTCTTGCTGCACCATTGTCAGCGTTCGCATAACTATTAAGATAGTCTTTTCCGTTACCTGGGGCATCTGGATGTATTCCAGAAGTTATACCCACATTAAGAAAGGGTGTCCAGTTGCCGACGTCATGTATCTGATACCCATTTTGGTCATATTTTCCACACCAGGCAACGTGTCCATGAACCAAGATAACAACACTCGCATCTGACCCGTGATTATGCAATACATATCTCGCTGCCGCACAGACTGTCGCAAATGGCTCTATAACTTCATCACTGCTTCCTGCTATATAATACCCAAAGTAAGGATCAGGGTGGTCATTGTTACCAGCGAACGGCACAACATCTGTAGTTCTAGCCCCGTAAAGAGGATCAGAGAAGTTAAAAGCATCACTAGCCCAATACTTTGTTCCATTTCTTTGGTAGTTACCAACATGGACGATTACATTTTTTCTTACTATATTTTGTACATCTATTGAGCCTGCTCCAGAGCTTTTGAGTTTACTACTACTTACAGATTCATCACTTAAGTCTTGAGCCTTAATACCTCCTGGTTTTATTTCTAAATTACCGTTTGAGTCTAGTTGAAATGTAGAGCTATTATTAATTACTGATCCAAAAAAATTCGATGCAGTAGTATGTGCTGTAATCTCGTTCGCCGAACCTAATGGTGACGCTACAGGAACAATATGATCTGGAGTGATAGTAGTTAAAGTCGCCAGATCTCTAATCTTTTTATATCCAGCCATTTTAGCTTCCGTTCATAATATCCAAGAATGCTTTAGCCTGTTTTGATTCAGCATCTATAATTGGCTGAGTTTCTCTTGGAGTAGGGGTTCTTCCATCAAATGCATTATATTCGGCAAATGCTTTTTTCAGTTTATTCTTAAGCATGGCCTTGGTGCCTGACGGGAAAACTCCATTAGTTACAGCTAAAGCTTGAAGATCTGACATAGACATTAAATTAATTTTGTCCTCAAATTCTTGTTCCGTGCTTGCTCCATAACTACCTTTGACTTTAAATCCTATGAGCGACTCGATATTCTCTTCTTTAGAGCTATCTTTGCCGTCTGCAAATTCTACTTTTTTCTTAGATACCTTTTGTACTTCCTTTTTAGTTACTTTCCTTTTCCTGGGCATAATAATCCTCCTTTTTGAATTTAGACATGATTACACTATTATAATAATATGTAGAAACAAAAAATCCACCTAAAAAGGTGGATTCTTTGAGAGAAACTTTTTACGACTGAATTTTACTGGTGATCAACCTTGATACCCGTAAGAACTCTATCGTCCAGAATCATGCGGCCTTCTTCCATAGATCCGAAGTAACCGATCTTGGATTGACGAACGCTGTACTGATCGTCGGCGACAAGATTAAGCTCGCTACCGTTTTCTGCATCAGTGGCAACTGCGCGGAACAAGGACTCACGACTACGGTCAAGACCGATAGCCAAATCGTCATCATTCTCAAATCCAGTATCAAGAGCAGCAAATGCTTTTGTCATCTTCTGGTTTGGACCAAGCTCATTGATTTCCATGATTGAAATACCAAAGAACTCAGGAGTTCCAGCATTATTATAGATGCCATCACGCATTGAATCAGTTGCAGGAATGTCTGTAGAACTTCCCTTTGTATTCACAGGATTGTAAGCCATTTCACGAAGTCCCTTGATCATTTCAGGGCTCATGATGAGGTCTGTGATACCTTTGATACGTCCACCTTCTGGAGCAGAACCTGTCCATGCTGTGTTGATACGTTTAGCCTTGGTCAACAATTTGTTGAAGTCGTCAAGGATCAATGCTGCTCCTGCACCTTTGTTTTTAGCTGTAACAAAGTGGTCATCACCATTTGTTTGAGCAGCTTGAAGAGCTCCAAGGAGAAGCGATTGAGAAGTAGCTTCCATCTTAAGAAGTACTTCTTGAGCGATACGTGTAAATGTTTTACCAACAACATCCATGCGAGACTTAGCGGCATAACGCTTGTCAAAGTCAACAGCGCTATCAAGACGATAGGTTGTGAACTTCATTTCGGACACGGTAGGTACAACAGTGTTCGTTGGCAAACCACCAGGAACGGATGTGCTGTATACCTTGACGTATTCAGGAGCAGTGATGTCGTAGTACAGATCAAGCGGAAGGCTTGGGCTGTCCATTTCGTTGAATGAAAAATTGTTAAATAGATTACTAATAACTGGGGCTTGGTTGATAACCTTTACCAATACTGGGCTGATAAACTCAGCAAGCGCCATTTGTGCTTCATAAGCAACATCACGATTGCGAGAGGCCATAGCCTTTACTAGTTCTACTTGCTCTTCTGTCTTTTTGAGTGTGATCTTCATGATAATATGTGTCCTCTCTGTGAATTAAAGTTCGATTTTAACGAGAGCATAAGCGGCAGTACCTGTACCAGCGAACTGGTCGGGGTTATCACCTGCTGTACGAGATCCGACTGCAAGAACTCGGCCTACTCCAGTTCCGCCGACTTTAAGTGTTCCGTTAGCTCCAGCTCCTAATGTAGCTCCAATAGTTGGAGTACCGTCGAATGCTGACTCTGCAAGAGTCACAAGACCAGCAGTAAGAACAGGAACGACTTCACCTGGAAGTACAGCCTGATGCTCAATAGCTTTTTGGCGATAGTAGAGAAGTTTTTCTCCGTTTTCGTCATGCGTTGCGGTTTGTCTAAGTGTGATCCCTAGAAGACCAGTTGCGTCTCCGTCTCCTGCGGGCTCGAAAGTCATGCCTGTTACTTTAGGATAACCGTTTGCCCCGATATGAGGGTAATCAGTTTTTCCGAGATAAGTATCAGATGTGTATTCGATTCCTTTGTCGAAATCACCTGCTTTGATTTTTACAAGAATGCCTGCATCACCTGCGCCCTCTGTAGCAAGGTCACCAGGAATGGTTTCCGCGCCGTCAAGAGCATACAAGTTTACGACATTATGTTCGTTATATTGCCTGAATGGTAAGATTCTGAGTGCCATGTTTTAGTTCCTCGTTTTAATATTGAATTGTTACGTTATCTTCAGAAAAAGCTTTTGCAAACTTTTCTCTAATAGAAAGCGATTCTTCAGTAGTTGATCCGTTATTGTTAGCCAATGCTTCTTCTTCAACCTCGGCATTTTCAATAGCTTCTTCTACTACTTCTTCCTCTGTTTGTGTTTCTTCTGAAGTTTCTGAGCTTGCTTCACTGTTCAATCTTTCTTGAACGGCGGCTTCGATTTTTTCTTGGATAGCCTTTTCTTGCTCTTCCTTGAAAGACTTGGTCTTATGTTTCCAGAGAACCTCAAGCTTTTCTTTGTAAGTAGCATATGCTTCTTCACTGTCAAGCTCCTTAAGTTCTGCTGCAATCAATTGGCGATCTTCGTCTTCCAACTCGAAAGTATCGTCGAGCTCGCTCATGCGATTGTTAAAATGTTCTACAGCTTCTGCGGCAGCTACTTCTGACTTGATGGTTTCAAGCTCTTCTTCAGTTGACTGAAGTTTAACTTTAAGCTCTTCAAGTTCCTTGGCTTGAGATTCAGCTGTTTCTTGCAATGTGTCTTTTTCAGTTTCCATTGCTTCTTTTTCGGATTGCCATTGTGTGCTTTTCTCTACGATAGCATCATGAAAAATTTTCGTCATATTAGCGACGGCTTCTTCTGATAGCTTCTTAGAGGAGGCGTTAGCTTCCAAAACTTCCTTGAATTGTTCGAGAATTTCTTGTTCCATAATTGAATTAGGTTTTTGAATGTTGTAAGAATTTACATTGTCTTTTTCTTTTTGGGAAATTTTTTCTTCGCATTTAATTTCAGATATCTTTATTTTTTCAAAATGCTCGGAACTCAATGTACCATCTTCGGGTTGTTGTTGTTCGGGTTTGCTGCTCACAAGACCCTTGACTGCAGCTGCTGGATTAGCGGTAAAACCGATTCCTATTGGATAAATATCACCTTTGATTAATCTGTATATCTCGGTTCCATCATCAGTTTTTCCAGTGCCTCCATAAGCTTTTAAATGTTTTGATAAATCTTCTTTTAAGTCTTCGTCTTCTACGATTTCTGCCTTCGCAAGATCTTGACTTCCTAGTGCAATTGCATAATCGTTAAATCCGATTTCCCAACTAGCAGATACTTTATGGTAAAATTCACTTGATTCGTCAGTGCTTTTCTCAACTAATGCAGCAAAGTCAGGATTAACACCTTTATATATAACAGCTGAAAGAGCTATATTAAATGCATTACTACCTGTGGCAAACTTTTCGATTTCTTCGTCAGATATAATTTGATTATCTCCGTATGTAGAAAAAGATGCACCTACAATATGACCAACTACTTTAGATCTTTGATGCTCTATATTAGTAGGCTTGTGTATAAAATAATCCTTAATTGCTACAGCTGTTTTAGAATCTATACCGTCACCATTTTTATTAAACCTGTTAGCTACTGCAGCATTAAATGCGACTCCAATAAGATCTATATTTTTTTCAAAATCGATTCCCTCGGGTATGATTGATTTCAAGTCTTCCAGGGATGCTGTTGAAATAGAATCTTTATTAAAAGACTTAAGTTCTATGTCATTAGCAAAAGATGCAGTATACTTAAAAGGTAATTTCATGTAAATGTTAGATACACTTATTATTATTCTTTTGAGACGTTTTTACTATGATATAAAATAGCCGCAGGATAAGACACTATTTCATGACTAATAGAGATATCTAATACATCAGGTAAAATATTTAATTTTTCGATATGATTAAAATCTTCTATACATTTATCTATTGTATTAGTCCAGTCTTCTTTTTCTGTAGATGCAACTACTGACTCGATAAGCGTACTTATTAATTCTTTTTGATTTTTATTTAATCGTTTCTTCCCAGTCTTTTTTCTCATTGAGGATTCGGCATTTTTAAATAGATCTTCTATTTCGTACACAGTTGACTGAATATCTTTTCTGCTATAGCGCTCCGAACCTATTACATTATTTGTTTTTGTTTTTGTACCAGCGGGCCTGCCATTTTCTTGCTGTACATTATTCTTGGGGGCTGCTTGCGGCTGTGCTGGAGGACTTTGCATATTTTCTATTTCTGCATCGTGCTTCTCTTTTTTCATATCTTGGTCTTCTTCCATCAAGATAGGCTGAGATGCAGCCAATGGTACATAATAACCCTTTTCCCTATCTTCTACTAGCTTTTCTTGTGCTGCGCCGAGATCTTCTGGGTTTGGATAAATACCTTTCTTGATAGCAGTCATTCCTTGTTCTGGAGTAATGATACCCATCTCTATTAACCTGGATGCTACTCTTTGCAATTGCACCTCATCTTTAATGTCTATCTCAATAAACTTAGCCTTGGGGAAATTTTTAAGACCCACAGATTGGCATATTTCTTTAATTTGTGGCTGTAAGAAATCGCTGATAAATGCATTCCTTGCCTCTTTTAATCTTTCTAAGAAAATCTGTGCTTTGATTTGGGTGCTTGAATAATTCTCTTTTCCGACAATGATATTCTGCAAACCTTCTTTTATGTCTTCGTTTACGATTTGGTATTTTTCGGGGCCTAATACTTTATTTAAATCTGGTATAATAAAATCAGCTTTGGTTGTGTAGTCTGCGATTAAAGCTCTGCCTACACTTTCATTCATAAATAAGCTCTGCATCGCCTGCAAGTTGTGAGGATTAACTCCGCCCTTATCAGGAGTGTTACCCATTGTTATTAATAAGATAACATTCTCAACAGTTCTACTAATAGCCTGATCTACTTTCTTTAACTCCATTTTCCAGTTTATATCATCAAGGACTGCAAAACCGAATGGAGTAGCGAAAGGTTCATAATCTTGCTTCTTATAAAAAGAGTATATTAATTTATCTGGGTCTAACTCTATTTTAACACCATCTCTATTAAAAGATTTTTTAGCTATCTTTTCTTTTGCCTCGGGAGGAAGAGATTCATAGACTTGCCTATCGTATTCTGTTTTAGGGTTCTTAAGCCTTTCTATATCATATTCACTTAACAATTTTTGGTATACACCATTTCTAGAGTCAAATGTAATAGCCCTGTCAGCAACAAAGTCATAAGGGTTTAAAAATACATACCTCATAGGTATAGAAGAATTAGCAAAACTTGAATTAGCATATATTTTATTAAGTTTTAAAACATCTTCTTTTCCGAAAGAACCTTCTAGTTTATATATAAATACATTTCCAGACCTATAGTATTCCCTGAAATATTGATCCTTCATTTTCCAGCACTGTATCTTATCTAGCCACTTATAAATAAAGTTTTGAGCCTTCTCCGAGCCTCCCTCTAGATATATATCGGAGTTAGCAAACTCAGCCATAACATCTACAGCATTACGAAAAATTGGCACATTAGCATATGCCTTTTGACACAACAAGATTGACTCCCTAGGTGAAATGTGATTATGCTTATACGAATAAGGTAAGCTTAGATTTTTTATATGAGAATATTTATCGCATACAGGCTTTCTGCTATTACTAGCACATCTTTCCATTGTTGACTCACTGTCTGGAATCTGTCCCACATTTCTTGTGTATGCCGCATCGGATACATAAAAATTTTCTCCTGCAAAAACTGGGCCAGCAGAAGCTGCTGATTCAGCCAAGTCTTCTAGGCTTTTTTCATGAGTATTAAACTTATTCCAGTAATCTGATCTCTTCGTATATTTTCTAGGCATAATATATTATACACAGAAAAGTCAAAAGTTAAATTAAAAGTTACTTTTAACTTATAAAAACTGGAGTAAAGGTTGATGCAACAGGGTTCTCTTCTACATTCATCATGTCGTAATAAGTCTTGATCATCCAGTTGCCAAGGATCAATGCAGAATAAGAGTCTTTCCTCGCTTTACCAGGGCCTGTCTGCCTTCTTAGGTTTAGAGGTAGTCCAAAAGTTTGAGTACCCTGAGGTGTTGAAGTTACCTGTATTAATGCACATTGATTCTTAGTATAGTTAATCATGTCATATTGATGCTCTAAGAAATCTATCACGGACAACTTTCCCCCTGACTTTTGTAGATCTGATTGATTGGGCATAAAGATAAGGTCATTAATGGGAACATTCTTTTTTATCTGCTGATTATAGGATTTGTCTAAAGGTCTTGATGCAAACCAAATTCTTTTGTGGTCAAAGTTTGCCTGTAGCAATTCATTAGCCTTTCTAATCCAATCTGCGGTAGGCTTCCTTAGTATACATATCTGGTTTTCTTTTAGATTGTATTGGGTTCGAGCTTCTCTTAGACAGTCCTGATAGTTTTCTTGGTCATCAAGGTTAGCAGTGATTTCCTTTATTTCTATTTTACTTTTATTAAATAGTTCACTAGCATTTAAAGCCTGTATAAACTGAACACCTCCACCATAGTCACCAACTATAGCTACAATATTAAAGTTGGTTAATATATAATGAAAATACTTAATATGCTCTTTCATTTTTAAACCAGGGACAGCATAACTATGAACCAATGTTCCGTTTCTTGTATTATCGTTTAATTTAAAAACATGCATTGCAAAATCGTCAGAGCTTTCACTTTCAGCCCAACTAGGGTCAAATGCAAGCAAGTATTTAGAATCTCGATCTCCGCAAATTTCTGTCGAAGGCTCTTCTCCATCTTGAATAGTACAAGCCTTCATTGTAGAGGTTTTAAAAAAGCCAGAACTATCGTCGGTAAAAATTGCACCGAACTCTCGATCAAACTGAGACTGGCTCATAGTTTGTTTAGATTGGTTAATCAAATTTTGATCGTATAGAGCCTTAGGTGCTACATCATAACTGAAATGCATTATGCACCTATTTGAGAGATCTTTATTCATTTCATCTCTACCATTAAGGATGAGATCTTCAAAAGTTTCATACACCTTATATAGGTACTCAAACTTGTAGCTTGCGGAAGATAAGGCTATAAGTTTATTGTTTGGCCACTTTTTTCTATCCTCTTCTCTCATTTCCCCTCTAGCTATAAGCTGATCTTCAATCTTTGTATAATTCTCCCTCTCTGTGGGATTTTGCACAACACTCAAGAAAGGAAGTATAACTTCGTTATATACATGTTCAGGCATTAAAAGAAACTCGTCAATAATAATCCTATGGAACCTAAATCCACGAAGCTTTGATCCATCGCCCAATGGTAAAGCAATTATTTTAGAGTCTCCTATTTCGAGAGTCCACTGGTCATTCTTTTTAGATTTTTTAGTTATACATTGTGACAAGAACTCCGCCTCAGGTTTTTTAGCGATATCTTCTATTTTTTCAAATATCATCTTTGACTGCCTGAATGTTGCAGCAAGAATACCTATCTGGATCCCTTGGTTGAACATGGCATCAAGATATGCATATATAGCCGTACTAAAAGATTTGGACATACCACGACTCCATATTCCTAAGAAATAATCAGCTTCCAGCATGGCCTTGATAGCTAAGTGTTGAAAAGGGAAAAGTTGTACCCCAGAAATCAAATCAGTAGCAAAAGTAACATTAGACCTAAGAAATTTATACAAATGATACTTGGCCTCGTCTTCGTCCATGTATCCTTTGATTCTCTTTATTTCTTCGTTAACACCACCAAATTCGTTTTGGTATTTTTGAACTCCTGTTTCCCAAGTCATTTTTTATCTATAAAGTATTGCAAATCAACATCCCAAAGTTTTTTACCATAGAATAAGATTTTAGGTATGATTTCTTCTGACTGCCTTCTACCGCCCGTAAATACAAACTGGCATACACCTTTGTATTCGTGGCAGATCTCTCTAACATTATGCCATACATACGATAGGTTCGACTTGTAAGGACTGTTTAAATTATTCTTAATAATGTCTTCTATCGTTGACTCAACAACAACAAAGACATACGATGAGAAATTTTTAGCCCTATCTAGTTCTCTTTTGAATCTATCTAGTCCAGCAGAAAATGTACCCTTAAAGTCTGTCTCACTCTTTCTGTCTACATATGTATAATCATAATGGGGAGCTCCTAAAGTATAATCTCCAAAGTCAAGCTTCATCGTCATAGACTTATCAAATTCCAAGGGTTGCTGTTCTCTGGTGTCGATTAGTATTTTTAAACTTTTAAAAAAATCATCTTTCTTAAAAAAGTCTTTCATTATGTTTCTGCCAAATAATGGCATTATTTTTAGTTCCTCACAAGCCTTAGAGTAAGACCCAAAAAACTTTTTATATAAGTCAATGTTCGGAAGTTCGTTGAGGACAATCTCGGTGTGACACGGTGCGTGTTTCAATTTTTTGCTCTCAATTCTGTGAGACAATCGTTCGAGCAAATATTTTTTTACTTCCTCTGGGTTGGCGTAGCTCGACCAAGAAATTAAATTATCATTATTTAAAAAATTAATTATAAAATAATCTTGTTTATTTGTAAATGGCAAAAGGTCGCCACTATGCAAATCTTTACGCTGATAAAAATTAACATAATATTCAGCTAATGTAATTTTATGAATTTTAGATATATGCATATGAAGGCCCTTGTCGTTCTTGAACGACTGACCACATACTTTGCATTCTACACTCATAAAAATAAAACAAATAATTATTTATTATAAACTTCGGCATGCCCTTCAGTAATAAGCAAATCATTAATAGAAACAAAATCTTCTTCAATACCCATATCATCTTCGATGAAATATAGATTGCCTACCACCCGCCCATACTTTCCAATCTTAACACTTTCGAGATATATACTGTTCTTGCTGCAAATCTCGCTGAGGCGAGCTTTAGCAGATAGCCCCAAATTTTTCTGTTTTTTACGATCTTCTAGATTTTTAATTTTACTTTGTAATCTAATCTCTGGAGTATTTATTCCATATAGTCTTATTCTCTTTCTTACTGTTATATGGAAACCTAAATCTATATCTGCATCTATTGTATCTCCATCTATGACTCTTATGTTGTCTAACTGGTAGACATATAGGCCTGATGTCATAAATTTTCAATAGGGGTGCTGCCATCAATAGTCTTGTCTTCGGGTTCTTGGATTTTCTGGTAAGATGTAGTGGTGACTTCTTTGCCGCCGACATTCTCTTCCGCCAAGTTCTTAGGACTAATGATAGCGCTAAGGGCTTTAATAATAACTTGATCAGTCTCAGTGATTGGATTGAAGTCAGGTTCTTTTTCAAAAATCTTTTCAATCAATTCATATTCATGATCGCCAATTAATAATTCAATTTTCTTCATATAGCATCCTTTTTTGATATTCCTAAAATTCTAGCTTTCCAGCTTTCCATATTATCTAATCTATCAGCCTCTTCTTCAACTAATTTTTTCTGCATCTCTGCAATTTCTATCATTTGGTTTCTTTGTTCTTCTATCTGGAAATTTCTTACTAAAGTCAATATGCTGGCATTTTCTTTTTGTCTATTCCTTAGCCTTTCGGCTCTATCACCATTTAGTTTTTTAATTAAAGACTCCATGCGTTTTTCACACTTGTCGTACTCGTCTGTTTTTGATTTAAGTACTTCAGCCAATCTAACCGTCATGTCCTGCTGGTCTTCCACCTCATTAAACATTGTATTAAGTTTTTCTATGTGAGACGAAATATTTTTTAAATTAATATAATCAACACAGACATTGATATATAAATTAACTTCATCACTAGTTAAGTCTGGTTTGTCCCATATGGCTCTTACAAATTCAGCCTCAAATAATTCCCTATCCTTTTTACTGCTATAATTATTTATTACTTGTATTAACCTGGGCGCCGACAAATTCTTTAATAATTGTTTTGCACATTCTAGGTCTTCGTGATTCATTTCCTCTTCTTTGTGGTTTAGATGACAATATTTATTTATTTTATCTATAGATATTGTAATAGTCTTAGGTGGTTTATACTCTTGGTTTATAGCAGACTCACTTTCATGTACAAAATTAGGCTCATATTCTTTTAAGAACTCTAATACAGCTAAATGATGTTTTGATAGTCTTTTTACATTTATATCTGGATATAATATTTCAGATATTTGAAAGGCACTTAATCCATTCTCTGCTTGAACCTTAATAAATTCTACTTCTCTCTCTGATAAGTCAACTTCTTTAACTTTTTCCCATGCAGTAGTTTCATAGTCCAAGCTTCTACTAGCAAGGAAGTCCCTAACAGCTCTACCTTCTTTTGTTCTCCCATCTAAGGTTTCGTCTTCAAAAACCAACCGCGTTAGCTCCGTTAGGTTTGGTGTGCTATTGAAATTCTCAAGTAGCTTATTTTTCTGTTGGTCTGTCAGTTCCATCGTTATCTCCGTTTAAAAATACTATACCTTTATCGTCAAGAATTTTTTCAGCTTTCTCTTTTAGTATGTTTTTAAGGTTTTTTATCTGTTTATAACCAGCTTTTCTCCCTGATTCACTACTTTTAAATCCCATTTCTTTAGCGGCTTCTTCGTCAGACAAGTTTTGTACAAATAATAAATCGAAAGCTTGCCACTGTCTTTTATTTAAAACTTTTTTAAGTTCTGAAACTAATTTTTTTATAGATTGCTCAATGTCCTGGTCTGACTCAGTATAAGTTTTTTCAACTTCATGTAAATGATTTTCTATAGATAATGTTATCTTTACATTGTAGGCTTGCTTTTTTGTTTTTTCCCACTTCTTATATAAAGGGCAGCTGCTATCTTGTGCTCCACTGCGGGTGAACATGCATTGGTTTTCTGAGGCCTCCATAGCAAAGGGGCAGTTCAAGCATGGGCGAGCATAATTGCTATAGTTATTTCTTAGTATATTTTTAAACTGATTAGATATAATTTTGTTTAACCAAGGTTTTATGGGACGTTCTTGATCCCATTGATCCCATTTCTTATGAATGTGGGCTCTAATGATTTGGCTAACATCATCAAAATCAATCCATGAGACAGAGTTCAGAAACCAATTGTTTCTTCGCTTTGCCAGTTCCGAATCAATTATATCAGAGTAGTCTTCATATGTGCTATTATTCTTCTTTTTGCCTCTCATGCAATATATCGCCTAGATTAAATATATTGTTTTGAGGCACATCGATATCATATTCTAAATTTCCAACATGCGGAACCTCTGTAGCATCAGTAGAGTCTTCGCCTACTTCACTAATTGGCGCTGGCCTCACCCTAGTAGGCTTTCTTGTCTTTGAACTAGAAATTGAGCCTACAGAGCTTGCCGACATAGGTTCGCCACACGAACTGCAAAACTTTGGCTTTTCCGAAGAGTATTCCATCTTCGCTCCGCAATTTGTACAAAATATTGACCTCATGGCTTATAATAAAAAAATATTATAAAAAAATCAATTTAAATTAAATATGCAGATAAAATTCTTGCCTGCCTTCTCATGAATTGGTTTACATCTTGATGGCATTTGCATTCTGCAGGGTCTTGTACAAATTTGTATATTGGGCTAGCTTGTTTTTTCACAAAGTCAATACCTAATATACCTATAATTTTACCTTCTAATGTTTTTAGTGGTATATTATATATAGAAAGAACGCCTTTCGACATAATCACATTTTTAAATGCATGATCCTCTATGTCTGCAGCATTCTCATAACAGTATTCTTGATTTCTCATTATACTGCCAATGTAATTGTGGTAATTAGATATAAGATGGTTTTGAGAGTCATGGCATTCCCTGCTGGTGCCTGGACTACTTACTTCATGAGAGCAGCTAAATTTCTGTTGGCTTTTCCCAGATATATAATAACCTCCGTTATGAAACTGCATGATATAAGCTCTGTCTGCACCCATTTGTTCTAGTATATAGCCAAGGCATATTTCTATGTTTTCATTATTCTCAACATCTTGCATTATGGGATCTTTTTTAGCTGCCTTCCTTTTGTCTATTGCAAACTTCCCCAATAATGTGCATGTTATTGTAGCTGTGGCACTAATGACTGCCACTATTATTTCAGTCCACTCCATAACTATAAGTACACTAAAATTAAATCGTTTTAAGCTTCTTCACTATAAATTTTAAAATAGCACTTCTTAATATATCTTTTTCTGTAAATACGAAAGTATGTATTCCATTATCTCGACTTTCTTCATCATTAAACAAATCAAACATTGGCTTGAAACCGCTTTTACCATTAATATCGCTTTGCATTGGGTCTCCACAAATAAACAGCTTAGAGTTTTCACCTATTCTTGTTATGAGTGTCACCAATTCTTTGAATGAGAAGTTTTGGGATTCATCAGCTATTACAACTTTGTTATTCCAGCTCGCTCCTCTTAGGAAATTTATTGGCATCGCCTGAACTCTTCCAGATTGAACAAGGTCGTCTTTCAAACTATTTGTTGGAGGCAGTAGCTCTATGAGCTTATCTTCCAGTGGAGCCATGTACGGATTAAACTTATCCTCAAGTGTCCCTGGTAGGGCTCCAAGGCCCTTATCGGCACTCTCAATGGCTGTCCTGACATAAAGTAAGTCAAGATCTTCATCCTTCTGCAACAACCTTAATGCAGACATAACGGCCATGTATGTTTTAGTTGAACCTGCTGGACCCGCAACAAAAACTATTTGTATATCTTTCTGTGTACAAAGATCAAGAAATCTTTTTTGTTTGTCTGTAAGTCTTTTCCCTCTTACGACAAATTTGGGTTTCAGTGGGTTTTCCAGATCTATTTCATCTGAAATATTAGCTTTTTTCCTAGACATAAATTTTTTAAAATTTAATATATAATATATTACACTTTGTTTTATGAGTGTAATTATATATTTACAATAATAATAAATGCAAATGTCTAAAATTTCAAAAATATCTATAATGGAACTATTATCCAAAAGTTTTACATCATATGTTTCCACACAGTGGCTAAAAACCCCTATCGTAGAAGGCGGTAAATGTCCCTCGGAAATGATGAAAGAAGGCGAATTGGAGAAAGTTTATGACTTGCTTAAAAAGGAAATTGAATCAAAGAAATGCAAATAGAATATTTGACAGACCAACAAATAGTGTCGTGGGGCACTGTTTTTGAATATGACTCAAGAGATAATTTAATAGCTAACAGTAATATTAACTCTTGGGTTACCTACCCATATACTAATGTTGATTACGGAGTGGGAAGAAATGATTTAGGATTCATATCCCCACTAGCTGGGGCTTCTGCAGTTATATTGGATATTGATGTTGCAGACGAATCGGACTACACCGCATCAAATGTCAGGGTGAAAGTAAGGCCTCAGGCTGAAGGTGGAGGCATTATAAATCCAAGTACTGGTGAAAATATTATGAGCGGAGAAATGGAGGCTGTAAACTTAAGAGGTTTTCAAAGAGCTCCTAGCTCTAAGCAAGTTCAGGTTCTAGTCCCAGTAAATATCAATGGAACATTTGACTATGCATATGAAGTCAGCGGAGAGCTTCCATTACTTAGGCATATCAAGATCGTGGGAAAAGTTTCTGAATTTGATGTCGAATCCTTAAATCAAGGAACTAAAATCAGCCAGCTTCCATTTAGTGAGGCAGAAGTTGACGATATGTTTGTTGTCTCCAGGTGTGAAGACGATGAAGGTAGAAAATTTTTAGCAACAAAAGAGGCGGGCAACAGGATACCTGATTTTAGTGAAGATAGTAGAAATTATAATGCAAGCTACGGGGTCTCATTATACCACCTAAAACAAGGTTTAGGCATGGGAGCTTATTGTAGTATAGTTTTGTCTAGTAGCGGAGGAATAGATGCATCACAGAGTTGTTTCATAAATTGCTACTTATCAATGGAACCAGGAGGAGCTGCTGGCGCTGGAACTTATCAAATTACAACAACCAATGGATTATATAAAGAAAAAATGGTTTCAGTAATTGCCTCTTCGGCTCATGGAAGTAATCCAGCTGCAAGAGAAGGCGGATTTCTATCGGTAGGTAAAGTTACCTTTCAAAGAAACAGTGAGCCAGACACTCTGCCTAAAATCCAAGGGGCCAAAGTGACCACATCTTATAATGCTACAGTAGAAATTACTCAGTACAAACCTAGTTTTATGAAAAAAATGGTTAATGCCAGTAAAAATGATGACAGAAAAGATGCAAGTCTTACAGAAGTGTATGCACCACCGAGTGATCCCACACCTAAGCAGTATGTCCCCGAAACTTTATACGTAAGCTTTTTTGGAAAATAACATGAATATAAAATCTTACATAGTATCAAAAGGAAACGGAGAGTTTTGTGTAGTTTGTGGTGATGTATCCGACCAAGGCTTCATGGATTCTTTAGAAGGAAAAGAATATTTCGAAAGAGTTCCAGATGTCCCTCTTGTAGAAGATGATCCGCATGGGCATTTTTATGAAGCATATGAAATGGAAAAAGGCAGGATAATTATTAACATGGAAAAAGCCAAACAAGGATATCTTGACTGGATGAGGGAACTCAGGGAAATAAAACTACAAGACTTAGATTTAGAGCAGGTTAGGGCGCTAGGTAAATTAGATTTCGACAAAATTAAAGAAATAGAAGCAACAAAAGAAAGTTTAAGAGATTTACCTGATTTAATTGACTGGGATTCGATTGAAACTATATATGACTTAATGCATGTATTCCCTCCAATTTTACAATGATCAGAAAGCCAGTTATAAGCGAAAAATTTATTTCAGGTTTAGACTTTTTAGAACAAACTTACAAAGAGCCTCCCCCAGCAATCAAAAGCCAGGAAGGACTTCAGTATACTTCCGAAAGGTATCTTAATAATTTATTAAGCAATCCGCCCCTAGATATATGTGAAGTTAGTGAGCTTAGACACATATCGTTTACAGAGAAGCAAAAAAGTTTTTTTTACAACACATTGGCTGAGCAATACCCCAAAAGCTCGATACTGCTTAGCGGACACTTTTTCTACCCCGAAAATGGATACATGTCTTGGCACACAAACAATAAGGCTCCTGGACTTAGGTTGTACCTGTCGTACACAGAGTACGATGATAGTTCCTACTTCTTATACAAAAGTGGCGACAATATTATTAAAGATGTAGACAAAAAAGGCTGGACCCTCAGAGAGTTTGACATTAACAAAGAAAACTTGTTATGGCATTCGGTATTTGCGCACAAGCCAAGAATATCGATTGGTTTTAGAATTATTAAAAATTTACTTTGATAATAAATTATTTATAAACAACATCAAGTGAGCCACACCTAATGTTGCGGATATATAAATCATCATTATAAGGCATGCATAAAATGCAAGCAAAGCTATCTCAAGCCACCTCTTCATAAACTATAAAGACAGGAGAGTCTTTATTTTTTGTTGTAGATTGATACAAACTTGTTGTACCAATAACTAGAACTTCTCCTTAAGCTGTCATTAGAATCCCTCACATATTCTAATGTAGAATCGAGTAGGTCAAGCTTTTTCGTGACAAACTCGCTATCTGCTTCGTCTTTAACTTCTTTTAGTATTTCTTGTATGAAATCAATGTACGGGCAAGTATGCCCAGGTATTTCTGGGCTCTCCTCTTTATACTTTGCTAAACTTTTTTTCATGATATTTATTAGTACACACAAAAAAAACCCCCTATTACTAGGGGGCACCAAAATTAAGTATCTTGATTATAATATTTTAACCTTTTTAGACTTTTCTGGCTTTTTCTTAGGTACGGTTATTAGTAATAACCCGTTTTCGAACTTTGCTTTTATTTTTTGAAAGTCAAAAGTGTCTGCCAACTTAAATGATCTAGAAAAACTTGACCTTTTAAGTTCTTTTCTTACATATTTATGGTCTTCTGGCCTAGAGTCCTCTCTCTTAGCTCCAGCAATGGTAAGAACACCCTCTTCGAAATCTACATTGACTTCTTCCTTAGATAGCCCTGGTATTTCGGCTTCTAAAATTAAGTTTTTTTCGGAATCTATAATATCCACCTTTGGATAACTGTTATTGCCGAAAAAATTAACTCCAAACTCTTGAGGGAAATCTGGGAATGCTTTTCCCATCATTTCATCAAACATTGAGTCAAATGAAGTTAAAAATTCATTTCTCCTCGTAGGGAGTAACGTTTTGCTACTGAGCGATTTTGTCATATCTATTCCTTTACTTTATAATGTTATGAGCCCTTTTGGCACTCAAGAAGCCCCGTTTTGAGTACTTCCAATATATAAGTAGAAAGAACTATGCCAATTTATTAAGCACCGTAATTAGATGTAGCAATTTCTGGGTGTAAGTTCCTGCCATTATTGTGGCCATTACCCCACATTGTAACTACTTGAGAATTAGCTATATTAAAAAATGTATTGTTTTGAGTTAAGCCTCTATCCCCAAATCTAGACCCTTCCCCAGAGGCTCCGCCGCTATCAAGCTTTAAAGCTCCATTGGTTTTATTTAATATTGTACAATGCCACCCTTCTCCATACTGGTCATTTATTGTTATTGTTCCACACCCTGGGTTTGCCACAATTAGCTTACCTAGATCGCTCGCCTTTAAAGTGTAATTGGCAGTTAACTGCAATGTGTGCCTTCTCATTGTCGTTAACAATTGAAGGGAATTATCTTCTTTTATGTATAGAGCTTTATCTGATGTATCGTATAAAATTTGACCGTCAGTTACATGGTCATGTATAGTTGTCCCACTCGTATCTGCTACCCAAGTTCCATTTTGGTAAGCATAGGTTGTGTTTGACTCTAGATCAAATACAAATTTATTGATATCTGGATCTGGCTGAGGATTCATTTGTGATGTACCTGTAGAAGAAAGCTGAGCGGGTCCTCCATCCAAGGTAAGATCTTTCCAGCTACAAAAACCTTGCGAAGAGGCTACGAGTCCCCATCTTGCGGGTTGTCTAAATTTTGCAAGAGTTGCGGCACTTACTCCGTTGTTTGCTACGGTTAGATCCACACTGATATAATTGCCCCAACTTGCATCATTGAATGCTGGAGGCGACGCAACATTTTGAACAAGCCATACTTCAAGAAGATCTGCGGTTCTGCGGAATTTTATAGCATCTCCGTTTGGGTAAGGGGTGCTCCATCCAGCTCCAGTTACTCCAGCTCCATTTGAAGCTAATATTGTTTCACCATTTTTTTGAACATTATAAACTATTGCAAACCTGTCAGTAGAAAGACTTCCATTAGTTAATGTATGAGAACCCATTTCATTTGTTCTTACAACACTAATTGTTTCGTCAGCTATATTATTGCCGTTTTCATCCTGCTGGCGCAAAGCTAGAACAAATCCCATAAGGTCATTGTCACTGTCAGAACTTCTTACCAAAATTGTTCCTTCAAATTTATCGTAAAGCTGCTGACTTGCAAAACCTAAAGCATTACCAGTATTAGTGGGTTGAGTTAAATTTCCGTTAGCATCTATACTCCATCCTTGTTCATTAGTAGAGCTTGCGTGATCATCAGTACCCTTATGACTAAATCTGTAAAAATTATCTAAAATATCTTGGAACGAAGCATTTAACTGTATGACGGCTTGCCCCTGTGCTTGATTTACAAAATTAGTTCTAGCTGCTGAAGACGCTTTTATGACAAGTTTTTTGTTATTTACCTGTGTGCTTCCTGCAGCTCCATATATTAAGTGTTCACCTGCTCTTGAAGAAGTAGGTAGCGGCAGTAGTGGCTGACCATTAACTGTAGGAGGGTTGGTATAAGTTACGGTTGTTGTTGGGTTATTATTAACATTCGTAACCTGAGTAGTCATTGCGGCTTGAGTGCCTGGATCATTATTGATTGCATTAGTTACCTGACTGTTGAAGACATTGTTAACGCTGTTGTCATTTTGTATAGCATCCCCAACTTGATTATTAAATACTTGCTGGACGCTATTGTCATTCTGAATTGCATTTGCTGTCTGGGTATTGAATGCATTCTGCACAGTTGTGCTACCCGATATAGCTTTCTCAACCATATCTTCAGCTGTAACAGCGACAACTACATTGCTAGAGCTTAACCCTAGCATTTTATTATTATTTGCAGAGGTTGATACTACAGCATCCTTTAGCCTGAACCAGCTCATTTTTTATACTTCTTTTTTCCCTTATATCCAGATTCAGAAGGTTTTTCAATAGTATATCCCATTTTTTTATATTTTAAATGGTCAGAATATGTTTTTGCTTCATAAGCCTTGCCGTTTTTATCGTACATAGTATGAGGTTGAAACTTTTCTCCTTCTTTCTGTCCGTGTTCGGCTTTAGATTTATCTTTCTTTTCAAGAATGGCTTTTTTAATTGCATCTGGCAATTTTTTTTGCTGCTCTGTAAGTTTTGATTCTTTTTTGTCGTCTTCAGCTTTTGACTTATCTTTTTTATTTAAGATAGCTTTTTTGATAGCATCTGGCAATTTCTTTTGTTGCTCAGTTAATTTTGAGTCTTTTCCTTTTTTGTCTTCTTTTTCGTCTTCAGCTTTAGACTTTTTCTTCTTTGGCCCTTGGGCTTTCTTTAAAGATTTTTCATCTGGATAATCTTTGTCACCTGGTTTTGCAGGACGATAATTTTTACCCATTCTTTTTTTCTTTTCTCTGATGTTATGCCAAAGGCCTTTGCCTTTTGCATCAGATTCGTCAAGAAACTCTACCATTTCATCTTCAAGCTCTTCAAAGCTTTGCTCTTCGCCTTTTGTCATTTTAGTGACACTTTTCTTACTCCACATTTTGCAACTCCAGTACTTAGCTTTTGTTTTGGGTCCTGGGTTATCGCAACCATGCCTAGCTCTAAAACTTTTTCTGCGAGCAGGATCGTCACGCTTGATCGACATGTTTGGATCGCCGAAATTAACTTTTACTACATTACCCTTCTCGTTTTTCACATATACTGAAAACTTTTTAGGTCCGCCAGATGTGCGAAAAGGTTTGTTAAGCTTTTTGCCACTATTCTCTGCTGCAGCCCAAGCTTCTTGCGTTATTTCTTCTTCAAACCCCTCTTGTTCGAGAAGCTTTGCCTTGATCTGATCTGTGAAATCTATTTCGTTCATAATATATTATAATGGAGTTACTGTTAATATTACACCTTTTTAATAAAAAATCGGCGGCATAATGTTATTTATTTATTCAGCTTTTGTTTATATTTTTATAACTTGCACACACAGCTCAGCATTTTAGCAGATTTTGTTTGTTTGTTTTAGTTTAAAGTATTAAGATTTATTATGTTTATATTATTGTTTATTATGAAAATTATTTCCTTTTTCAAAAATCCCCCTCGGGATTTTTTTTACATTAGCAATTTATTGAAACCTTAATTTATTATTTTGAGAATGAAAAAAGTGCCCCCCCGTGCCTATTCGGCAATAACCTATTTACAAATATTCAAAAAAGTGGCACCCCTAATTTGATTAAATTTTTTTCGCTTTTTTTTTCTGTTTTGCTTGACTTTTGGTCTTTGTTTTGTTAAATTTATAATATGTTAAACGATAAAGTAAAATTCAAAAAAGGCGACGTTCTGATCTCACGGGACAACAAAGTCTTTCAATTCATTCAAGCAGTCGATCATGACGACCTAGGCAAAATTGCTATGGTTCGCCCATATCGCACCAATCGCAAGGTTGGCATCCGTTTTCAGGATGTGAAACTTCACCCTTTCTTTAACTAATGATTTTTGAGATTATCGCCTTCGCCATAGTGTCAATCATCATCATAGGAAATCACAAATGAGAAAAGTCACACAACAAATCAAAGACGCCTTCGAGCAAGGCAAAGCAAAGAAAGTAGGCAACACCGAAACAGACGGGCAAACCGTTTGGCTACATGGTAACGCCATTGTCAAGAGAGATCTTGACGGGCTTGTCAGATGGTCGCTTGCGGGATGGAATACCCCCACCACACGCGAACGCGTCAACGGCATAGCCAATGCAGGCGTCCACCAAGTCGCTTTCGAGCCCGTACTAAACGGGCAAGTCATTGACTCATCCGACTGGTTCGCCACCAATACAAAGATGCCCGATTCTATCGTGATCTAAGTCGTTGACTATCAGCGCCTTAGGGCGCCCCCGCGCCGTAAGTCGTTGATATACAGGTACTTACGGCATAAAAAAAACAAAATAAATCTTGACTTTTGCCTATATCTGTGCTACCTTTAGGTATGAGTTCATTTATGATAAAGATGAGAATTAGCGAAGTTGAACGCCGCCTTGAGCGGGCTACCGATGCAGACGAGATCGCTCGTCTCAAGAAGGACATCGAAGGATGGAAGCGCCATCTGCACGATGCCGAGATGATCGAGTTCGAGGAGCGAGTAGGCTTCAAGTCTATGGAGCGTAATGCTGGGGTATGGGGAGAGAGATAATCTCCTAACCCCTTAATAATCAAGCACTTAGGGCGCGCCTGGCGCCGTAAGTCATTGACTACCAAGTACTTACGACACAAAAAAGTTAAAAAAAAACTTGCAATTATCTGTTTTGTGTGCTACCTTATAGGTATGCTAGATAAGAAAATACAAGTAAGAATCCAAGAGTGGTCAACTCATTGGGCAGTTAAAATCTTTGACACGGGAACGGACTACCCTCGTGTTCGGACTGCGTCAAGCCTTTCCCATCTTCGCACCATAAAGCAAGAGGAAAAGCTTAACTCTCCACGCTTTCAAGTTGTAATGCAACGCAGGCATTTTAATGCTTGACTTTTATAAAAAAATCCTTTAGTTTATACTTATGAATAAATCAGAAATGCTCAAAGAGATCTCCATCCTCCACGAAACCCTGCAGGACTGTGTCCTCAGTCCCGCCGATAAGGTTGCGATTCGCAACGAGATCGGTGACCTGCAGGACAAGGTCGCCCTCCTCGACTTCCAAGAGTCCGAGGACATCGACTATGGCTACCACGCCCAATACGACATGTAACACAAGTCGTTGATAGTCAGGCACTTAGGGCGCCAGCGGCGCCGTAAGTCGTTGCATATCAAGCACTTATGACAAAATGAAAATAATTGAAAAAAAAATTTGACTTTTTAGTATTTATGTGCTAAATTGTATTTATGATTAAGAATAAAACATTTGTCGCAGATGTCCACGTCAGTGTTGTTGGTTGCGGTCAGCTTCCCTTCTACAATACAAACACTGATACCAAAATCGATATGGGATGCACGAATCATGTGCTAACCTTTCAGGCTCAAGACAAGCACGAAGTGAGGCGACAAGTTGCCAAGCGCGTTCGTGAGTTGCAGTCACATCTCGTCTACGGAGAGGACTACTCCTACCACATCAATCAAATATGGGAAAAGAAATTGTGAATAACTTTTAAACTTTTTTCTTGCAATTAACCCAAAACTAGTTTACTTTATAATTATGACAATAAAAGAAATAATCGAAAAAGTTCAACGCTCCACTGAGAGAGTAGCAGATTGGAAAGCTCTTCGGGATTCGCCCGACAACAACATGGGCGCGGCTTATGTCGATAGTCAACTCAAATGGGAGTTCGATAGGTTGGACAGGTTGCAGTTGCTACTCGCCCAAAAGACTAGAGCAGGCACCTGCTTCGCAGGAGCCGAAAGAGAAATCTTCGAAAACAAATAATTTATGTTCATACTAAAATCAATCCTTAATCAGGCAGGAGCTGTCTGGAAAGTAGAATCTATCGCTATGCGCAAGATTGACGCCGAGCGTCTTCTTCGCAGAAGATTAGCGAACAACGACGGCACCCGTAGGTACGGGCTATTCAAGGCATAAGTCCTTGATAGCCAGGCACTTAGGGCGCCCCCGCGCCGCAAGTCGTTGAATATCAACAGTTTATGAATGCATTTTAGGTGTTGACATAAGCCCGCAATACTGCTAGGTTGTATATATGGATATCACTAATGACTCCCTCGCCCGTACTGCCCACGCCTTCGGCATCACTGATGTCGAGTTTGAAGCTCGCCAAAAAGAGCTTAAAGAGCTTGCTCGTCTCGAACTCGTAGAGAGATCGATTCGTGCGCTTCGAAAAGCTGCAGCCCATAACGAGCCTGCCGAGATGCCCGAGGTACACCGCAACCACGAAGAGCCGAGCTATGACCCGTACTACTAGTATAAGTCCCTGATAGTCAGGCACTTAGGGCGCCCCCGCGCCGTAAGCCGTTGATTACCAACGACTTACGACTTTTTAACTAACTATGAAATTAGGCTACTTGAGCGAGTAGCTCGCCAAATTCAGTATTTAGCTTTTTTTGCTTGACTTGGTAAGTTCTGAGCTTTGCAGTTGCTTGCCTTGGGGTAGGCTTTGGGCTTGCACCCAAGACTGCATTGCTGAGAGTCTTAAACAAGAACTTGAGAATTACCCTGTCAATGTCGGTGACATTTGGGTTAGGGTTAGAACTACCATGCGATTTTGGCGCGTGGTGAAGTTTGGCATTGTAACCCTTGGACTCGACCAAGTCAGCAAAGAAGCGAATGGTGTTGATAACCTTTTGCTCTTTATCGAGAAAGTGTTTGAATTGCCTAGTGTAGATGAGATCATCTTCGTTGAGAACATTTGGGTAAGGATGCTGACCTGCAGTTCCGTGAGCAAAATGCATTTGCATTCTGAGGCGAGGATCTAAGGAAGTAGAGCCACCTTTGATGTGGATGGTTTTTGTACGTTTGTTGTAGTAGAACGCGATGTATATGTTTTTCATAATCAGTTTTTTTGTGTGGTTAGTATTGGTTAGAATAAATATATCTTAGACTTTTTGCATGAGTCCGTCAACATTAATCATATCTTTTTTGTGTGCTTTTGCGAGTTGCTTTGCGATGCGCAATGCCTTGCTCTTACGCTCGACTTCGTCGATGAACTCTCCGAAAGCGAAGACTTGAAAAAATTTAGTGAAGTTTGGGTTTTGTCTTATCGTTATCATGATATAAATATAAGAAATTTTTTGGCAAATTGCAAGGAAAAAAACACTTTTTTTTAACTTTTTTTTCTTTTTGTTGTAAGTCTTTAATAATCAAGTAGTTACGGCGGCCCGCGCGCCCTAAGTCGTTGATATTCAACAACTTAGGTAAAAACGCGTCGCGCGGCGGCGGGGGCGGTCCCAGCCTTTTATTTGGCATTTTTTTATTTGACATGCAAGGTTTTATATGAGATATTAAGGTATGATTAAAAAAGGTGATATAGTAATGGATTATAAACGTCGGATTCTTCATGTCGAGGGAACATTTGAAGAGGGTGCAGAAACCTTCGTTGTCGGGAGGATCTATCTCTCCCAAACAAGAGTCGCTGTTCCAATGTCTTCAATAAGAAAGCACAAGTTTCTGTAAGCTCTTGATTATCAAGGGGTTACGGCGGCCCGCGCGCCCTAAGTCGTTGAGGCTCAGTGACTTAAGATACAAAAAAATTTAAATAAATTCTTGACTTTTCCATTATTTGGTGCGATACTATACTTATGATAAACATTAACGAAATAAGGGGGCTCATCGATGAGGCAAAATCTGACTACATCATGGGTATGGTAAAAAACGCACTTCCAGCCGATCCATCTGCAAGCGAGCTTTCGGAGGCGATCAGAGATTTAGTGAAGCCCGAAAATAAAACTGACAGCGGGACTTGCCTCCAGACTGGTGCCCGTGACTTCAGGTACGAGAACGACGATTATATTCTTGAAATAGAATATCCCGCAACCTCTTGATTATCAAGGGGTTACGGCGGCCCGCGCGCCCTAAGTCGTTGATACTCAACAACTTAGGTAAAAAACGCGGCGCGCAGCGCGGTGGCGTCAAGCCTTTTATTTGGCTTTACCTTATTTAGTCCCTCATTAGATACAACCTGCCTTCGGGATTCCACCCATGCTCTGTGACATCTCTAAACAAGCCACTTGCGACATTTACCTTTAGACAATCTTCGCTGATATATCTTTCACCACGTTTGGTGTCTGCCTCCGAATCAGTTTCTACGATTGCGACTTTACCTTGATCTATTGTTGTGATAATAAGTTTCATTCTGTGATAATATCTTTCCACATAATATAAAACACAACTGACCAAGATGCAACAAGATAAATCTCTAAAATCATGAGTAGACTCCTCTCATCTCATCGGAAAGACCCATGTCTTCATCTTCCTCATCAATCTCTTCTGCTGAGTCGGTGAAGAGAAATTGTGATTCATCCTCTAAATCCTCTTTCTGAGAATCTAAGAGTCCATGCTCCACAACTATCTGTTCGGCTCTGATCTCCGAAATGAAATCCTCAACTGACTGAGGTGGCATTACTGATTGTGCATCCTCAAACGCTTGTTTGATGACTGCGAGACGTTCTTCTTCTGTTAGTTTTTCCATAATGTAAATCCTAGTTTAATTTGGTTTAGTAGTCAAGACCTAAATCTTTTCTCCACTCTGCTTTGTCTTCGATTAGTTGGTCAACCCAAATGCTTCCTTCGACTTGAGCTTTTGCCATTAAGATGGATACTTGAGCAGGAGACTGCCAACCGACAACATCGTCAGAAGGAGAAAGTGGAATCATTCCATTCTTGTCAAAGATTGCAACTTCGTACAAATCTTCTTCGACACTGCCGTACAATCCTCTTCTGCCATCCTTACCTGCAACAACAGAAATAGAAAGTCCGTTGCCAAAGTCAAGTCTTGCTTGAACTGCATCATCAGTACCACGATGTGGTTGAAAATCAAGATCATTAAAATCTAGCATATCTAGTAAATTATGTCGCTTAGAAGGTTTTGGTTGAAATTGTGAGATTGAGTCTGGTATAATATAGTTTTGCATAATATGTAATTTAGCCTATGGTACTGAGTTTGTCAAACAAATTCTTATGTAGTTGTAGCTCGTTGAGTCTTCTGAGAATACCTCTGTATCCCCAAAGCCCGCCGTTCATGTGTCCTTCCCACACTCCGTCTACTCGTTTGAATGTGACATCCCATCCACACCCGTAATCGTATGCTTTTAAAATGCCGTTAGAGAGCAACTCGAAGCTGAGTTCTTTTCCTGTTTCTTTATCTTTAATTGTCATACATACAAACTAACGCTTCTAGGCTACTAGCGCAAGAAAAAAGTTAAGTTTTTTTGCGTTTTGTTGTAACTCGTTGAGTATCAACAGGTTACGCGGCCCAGGCGCCCTAACTCGTTGAATAACAAGGAGTTATGCTATAAAAAAAATAAATAAAATTTAAATAAATCTTGACTCCACGGCATTTTTCCACTAGTATATATCCATAACATTAATCATTAACCAAAGGAAAATTATGTCACTACTAGCACAAGAATTACTCGAAACAGCAGTTAGAATCAAAGCAGGAAAAAATGCATATAGCATTGAAGACCTCAACAAATATGTTGGTCAAGTCGTCCTCGCTCTTGCTGAAGGTTTCGATATACTCGGTAAAAAGCAAGTCGAAGATGCCGTCAAGGCAGTTGCCAAATCTGAGTTCGAAAAAGATCACGGCAAAGCCGTTGTCTCTTGGGTTGACTATGCCGAAGCATACGGCAAAGATACTCCAGCCGAAAGAGGATTTTTGTTCGAGAGTCTCCACCAAGATCGCCTCGAAAGGTCTTAATCTTAAATGTCGTAAGTCCTTGACTACCAAGGGCTTACGGCGCGGGGGCGCCCCAAGTCGTTGACTATCAACGAGTTATGTAATTAGTGGGCTAGGTATGCGATACCTTTCTTGCACCCCTTAATGAAGCATAAGTTGCAATTATGGGCTTGACAAGTTGCAAGAACCTTGCCGTCCTCGCCCTTAACATAAGTTGCGGGGCAAACAAAGTGCCCGTCTTGCTCGGCTTTTGCTTTGCTAGTGTAAACTGAAGTGCCCGCATCTAGCCCGTCAACTTGTGGGGCTGGCTCATCTACATAAATGGCGCTTGGCTTAATGCAAACATTTTTGAGACTAGCTAACTTTTGCAAGTGTGGAAGTTGAGCGTCACGCTTCCATTCACGAGTTGGAAACCAAAAGCGAATTGTTGGGAAAGCCTCGCAAATACGAATCCACGCGGCAATGTAACGCGGGGAAAACAAATCGCCTGAATCATGGACACGAAACAAATCTGTGTTTGTCTTTTTGAGCTTTTTCTTGTTGCCGTGCTTGTCGAAATACTTTGCGCGAATTTGTTTGCACATTGCATCTACAAAAACGTCCCCATTGTCTTGATGTAAAGACTTTGTAATGAGATCCGCTTTTGCTTGTAAACTTGCCTTGACGTTTGAGAACATATAAAAACCCTTGCAAGCATAGCAAGAGTCACAAATAAACTTTTTTGCTTTGTCTTTAATTCTTGCCAATAGCTGCGCGGCAGGGCAATACTTGAAAGCGGGAATGTTGAAGGAATAGCAAGGCATCTTGCTTGGGTTGGATAGTAAGTTAATCATGTCTATAATCTAAACCTTTCTACTTTGTTTGTCAACGATTTTTTTTGCTTTTTCTATCCCTTTGTCCATGCCGAACTGTGAGACTAAGCGCTTGAAAGTTTCCCAGGCGATTGTGCCCTTTGGAAGCTTTTTCCATTCTGTCATTCTTTGTTTGCTGTCCATATCTTAAATACTATCATAAATAATAAAAGACGCAAGAAAAAAGTTCGATTAAATGAAAATAGTTGTAAGTTGTTGAATATCAAGGGTTTGCGGCGCGGGGGCGCCGTAAGTCGTTGAGTATCAACGGTTTATGAAAAAAATACATTACGAAAAGACCCCGCCTTTCCGAAGGGCGAGGTCTTATTTGGGTCAACCCTATTTAGGGTCTAAAACACTTGGTGCGCCTCCTCATAAAATTCTTTATCGTGTTCGCCCGACTCTTTTACCTTGCGAAGCTCTTCACACTCAGCAGGGTAAACATGGCAAGGTTCATCTTTCCCGTTCTGCTTAATGTACCAAGCAGGTGGGTCAAGAGGTTGCACAAGCATACCGATAAATCCGTACTCCACAAAGTACTTCAATATGGTAGAGCGACCAATGCCATTGATGGTAACATTGACCTCTGACCCTACGGCAGGTATTGGTTTATCACAAACCCATTGAAGTTGCTCGAACTCGGTGTAAGAGTTGACTGGTTGTTCTACTTTTTCATGCATAATAATATTCTCTCAGTTTTGTTGTGTATTGTCAAGGCTTTTCAAAATCTTTTTCCATGCAGACAGAACATTCATCATAAATTCATCAGTCGCCATTTCGGGATAGACATGACTTATATCTTCGGGTTCAAAAACATTAACCACATCAAAAACTGCCTTTAATTCTTCTTCAGTTAAATTATCCATTTTGCTCTTCTTCTGCCTTTTTTACTTTATTGAGCTGATCTATGGTTTTTGCTAGAAAGATAATATCCTCTCTTGCAATCTTCTTTCCCTCTGCTGAGGCGTTATCGTTTTCGAGAACAGAGATGTAAATCTTTACTGCTGATTCCCAACTAGGTGCTATGTCTATTGTTTCCATGATTAGTATTCTATCATTTTCTGTTGATGATTGTCAACCTTTCTCCTGTTTTAATTTTATGGTCAATGCATAGTTTGTTTGCTATGTGATTTGCTCTAGCTCTTGACTTTGCATTATCGACTACTTTGCCGAATAAACGAATGTTGAGCCACTCTTTGAAGTTTTGGTTTGTGCTGATAGTTATCATTAGTATCTGAGGTTTTTGATTGATGTGTTTTTCTTGAGCCAACGGCGTAACGGGTGAAATGCTCTTGCTGACATATGAGCTAAGTACTGCTCACCATTAGTACCCATGATCATGTAGCCCTTGGTGGTCGATCTTATCTCTTTGATCTCCTTGCATTTCTTCAGTTGTTTCAAGACTTTTTGAGTTCCACTTTCCGAATGTTTCATGTATACATACTAGACCCATTCAAGCAAAAGAGCAAGAAAAAAATGACACTTAAACGCGTTTTGTTGTAACCTCTTGATTATCAAAGGTTTACGGCGCCTGGGCCGCCTAAGTCGTTGAGTATCAACAACTTATGACAGTGTCAAGCCCAAAAAAAACCCCCCTCCGAAGAGGGGGGAGAAACGACAACTAATTTACACCTCGACTAATTCGTCTTCGATGACCTCCATGTCAAGAACATTCTCAACATGTTGTCCCATATCGAAATTGACCTCGCCATCAAGAACTGAGTGCAAAGCATCAGAGCGATTTGGCAAGGCAACCAAGTTACCCTTGTAAACTTCGGTGAAGGCATTGTAAAGAGAATTTACATTGCGATCCCAAAATTCGGGATGATCGGAGGCTTCCCATTGATCGACAACATCAATGATCTTGGACTTAGGCAAAGCCCCTGCCTTGCAAGCGCGAATGACAATGTCATTGACTTGGGCATTGGTGAGATCGACTTGCTTGTAGGCATCAATGCGCTGATCTTGACCATGCCAAAATCCGAACAACTTGCCAAGCGCACGATTGATCGTGAAGTTCAAGTCTTGCAAGATGTTGCGAGTATGACGACGCGCCAACTTGATCGTATTGGTAAAAATAAGATTGTCGCAAACGAAAGGAGCATCACCTGCGCATAATCCTGCAGGGAAAGTCTTGTCGTGAGAATTGCGCAAACCGATTACGCAACCACGATCTGATTCGGCACGATTGGGGTGATCGACTGCAAACAAACCAAAGTAATGATTATTATTCCTAGCGAGAGAATGAACCTCGTCTTGAATGGTGAAACCTTGATCTCCCAAGAAAGTTTTGGTACGATTGACCAATTCATGGTGAGCGATAGGTTGGTAAGAGATTGCTCTCTCTCCATTGGCGTTTTCTTTTTTGCGAAACTCGACAGGTGGAGTGGGAACTCCTACGACTTGGTCGTAATCTACGAGAGTGCGATTACCTCCACAAATGTTAAGGTTAACGGATTTGCGAGGAGCGACATTGGTATTTTCTGTGTTTTCCATAATTATAATAATAGCTTAGTTTTAGTTTTTTGTCAAGGATTAGTTTCTTGAAAATTGGTTTGAGTTATCTTGTAGTTGATCGTAAGCATCAGCGCGACGTGCAATCTCCTTGAGGGTAAGCCCCATGACTGCGAGCAACATATTGTCGCTTTCGTCTAGCTCGGCTTGCTTGGGTTCAATAAAGTTCTCGAACAACCACCCCATGGTATGCTCCATAGCTTGCTCTGCAGTGGTGAACGATTCGTCTGAGTAGTCGGGATTAATATTCATAGCTTTTTCTGTGTTTTGTTTTTCTATTGTACTTTGAGTGATCTTTGTGAGGACGCGCCTTAGTGAACAAGACTTGAAGTCTGATCTTTGGGGTCTTTGTCTTTCTCGTTTTCATATATACATAGTAACGCCAAAATGGCAAAAGCACAAGAAAAAAATGACGTTTAAGTGCATTTTGTTGTAAGTCGTTGAATATCAAGGACTTGCGCGGCCCAGGCGCCGTAAGTCGTTGGGTATCAACAACTTAGGGGAAAATAATCTCGCAAAAAAACCCCGCCTTTCCGAAGGGCGGGGCTATATTTGGTCAGTTCCTATTTAGGAATGACACTTTTGTAATCGATATAATTTTTGAAGCAAGTAATTATGCTCCCTTTTAAGCTTGTAATAGGCAGGTGTGTTCTCCCCGTAAATTTCCCTACAGGCCAATTGGTACCCTAGGGTCCTAACTTGCTGCTTTAAGGTCTCCATATCTTAAGCCTTGTTGAGGCTAACAATTCTGTCGTAACGAAAGGAGCGAACCTCGCCACGATTGAAACAGTGAGCCCTGAAGCCCGCAACACTCAAGCCTTGCTTGATGTTCCCGAACTCATTACTGTGTTTGGGTTCTGATATGGTGTACATAGCGGTGTTACCGTTCTTGGTTGTGTATACCAAGCTGTACACGGGGTTGAACAATCTAGCGATTTTAACTAGTAACTTTTTCATCTTCGTTTATCTCCTCTATGGGGTTTATGTTGTAGTGATTGTAGAGCTCGCATGCCTCGTCGGCAGTCTCACAGCTGTAAGAAATAATATCTCTTCCGAAGTAAGGGTGGTAGTTGTCGTTGTTTTCCTCGAAGTACACCTCCCACTGCTCGGTGTCTTCATTGTAGCTCGGCAAATCCATTGGCTTACCAACGCAGAGTGCTTCTATGTAATTATTCATTGTTTAACATCTCCTCTAGTTTTTTGTCTCCCATTGTGATGGGCTCTTCATACTTCTCGTATTCATTGTCTTCTATATTATAGATTCCAAAGAAAGATGCAAGCTCATTTATCATTTTATCTTTATTGAAATAATTATAAGCATAAGTTAAAAGTTGCTCTTGCTCATCTGCCGTATGCCCGTCACGAAGTTCGTCATAAATCTCAAAGATGCTGAGATTCCAATTCCAACTCTCGACTCTCTTATGTACTTCTCTCTTGGTCATTATTGGTTTCCTCCGATAAGTTTTTCGAACTGTTCAAGGACTGATCGTTTGTTGCCCTTGAGACCGAACTCTTGTTTGATAATTGAGTAAGCAGATTGCCCTCGACGCTTCATGCCGAAGATCTCCATTTTTAGTGCGCCTCTGAGTGCGCGCATTCTAAATAACTCGATTTGTTGTGGTGTTTCTAACATTGTCATGATTATAATATAGGCTAGTTATGGGTTGTTGTCAAACTTTTTTTGTAGTTTTAATCTACTTTTACTTGTTCCAATAATGATTCTAGTTGTAATTCTGCTCGATACTTAATTTCGAATGGGTCTAGAACAAAAATACTGTCATTGATATGTAGCATGAATTGATCCTCGCTGATTGTGTATGTGTATTGGTTTTCTTCAAACCAATCTTTTGCATAGTTGATTGTTGTTTGTGATAAGTTTTTCATGATATATAAGCGGTTACTTTGTTATGGGTTAAGACGACCTCGTCTGCATAGTATACAAACTTCTCGTTACTCTTGTCAACAAAAGTTTCATACTTGTACGGATTGTAAGTTACTTCGATGGCGGGTCTGTCGGTGTTGACATTTTCTGCATCCTGGAGATAACCTTTGACAAAAGCATGGACATTCTTGCGCTTCTCACGAAGAACTTTTTCTCTACCTTTGACATCTACATGGAAATAGCAATCCCATAGTCCAACAGCTTCGTTTTGTGGAATATGAGCCTTAACTAACCCGTGCTGTTTGACACTCCAACAATCTTTATGTAGGTTCTTGTAAACATAGACGGGACGATTCTTTTTGATCGTGTATCTTGGGTCGTGTTGGTTTCTCTTAATCATATCTATACTATGACGTATAAAGAGTGTTAGCGCAAGAAAAAAGTGCATCTAAAATGCATTTTGTCGTAAGTACCTGATAGTCAAGGGGTTGCGGCGCGGGGGCGCCGTAAGTCGTTGATAGTCAAGGACTTATGAAAGTGTCAAGCACAAAAAAAAGCGACTCCCCCTAACCACAAGAGGAGTCGCTCGATTATTTGACGATTCCGCGTTTAGAATCGTCCCTAACCATTAACCATACTAACTAACCATAATAACCATAACCAAAATTTTTATCAATAATTATTGTATTCTTTATGCCCTACGAAAATTGTTGTTACTATAATAAACATTGTAAGCATTCCTAATAATTCCATATTTTAATTTCATAATAATTTTTGTATAATTTAGTCTGCAATAGCGAAGACTTCTTTTAA